ATCAGCAGGAGTTTTAACTTCGACGGAAGTGGGATCCAGTGAGGGCAGTAATCCTTCCTCATGAAGGACACTGAACAGAGAAGAATACAGGTTGGGAGAATTGTTGCTTTCACCCTCACCTTCATCACCTACTTCATCCTCGCCTACTTCCTCTGAACTTTCGTCCTCGTCGAGATTATTATCATTGTTGTCAGATTGATCATCTGTATTATCATCTTGTGATTTATCATTATCAGTATCTTCAGTTTGTTCTTCCGTAAAAGATTCAAAAGGATTATCCTCATAATTTAAATCGTAATTGGAATCTCCAAAAAGATCCATTTCAAATTCATTTTCTTCCATAATTTCTCCCTGTTTTTATTATAAAATACAAATATACAACATTTTTATTAAGAATGCAAATATATTTTATATTTTTTTCATTAATATTGATTTTTCTAATAGCTAATTGCTTGATTTTTTCTTAATCCTAGATATAGAATTAGATTCTTTTTTCAACATTACATTATCTTTATGTTTTTCCATATCTTGTTGTAATGCTTTCATTTTAGCTATATAATCATTTTTAACCTTTTCTTTATTCAATTCGTGTTTTTCTAATTCAAGAGGATCTAAAATACCATCGTCTGTAGATGTCTGCTCTGTTCCTTTAGTTAACTCAGCAATATAAATCTTAGTTTCATTATCTCGAATATTTTTAGTATCTTCTAATTGAATCTTCATTTGCTCCATTTGAACCATAGCTTCAGTTTGTTTCTGAACAGCTTCATTTTGAGCTTGTGCTTGTTGTGCTTGTTTTTCTTCTGCTTCTTCAATCTTACGCTTCATATCCATAATAGATGGTGACATATAAATATCTATAATTGTAGACATTGAACCACCATTTTGTAAATATGCTTGTGCAAGTTGTTTCATCATTTGATCCAACTCAATTGTTTTAGGTGAATTAGAAGTTAAGATACCATAATCACATTCTGCAAATTCATCACCTTCTATATTAAGAATTTCAACTGTTTGATCATCTAATATATATTGTGTTTTTAAATTATTACCTTTTAAAGCAAATTTAGCTGTTTCAAGAAATGCATCTAATACTCTAATCTTAAAGTTTTCATGTAACATGAATAAACTTTCAGTAATATGACTAGATTGATTTACTGAACGTTCTACACCACCAACTGTTTCTCTGTTAGAAATTTGACCTTCACGTTGTTTACTAACACCACAAAGTTCACCCATTTCCATTTTAATAAATTCAAGTAATTGAATATGTTGTTGGATATAATTTCCAGTTTCCATATCAATAGAACTTGATTGACCATTGTTAAATGAACCAGCAAGTTTACCTGTGGCAGCCCCTTGTTGACCTTCTTTAAAAGAATCTCTAAATGCAATTTTATTAACAACAGCAAAGTGTAACCATTTTTCTATTTCCCATCCATCAGGAATACCAGCTAAATCAATATTTGCAATTTTACCATAATTTGTAGCAATAGCTTTATTAAGTCTATCCCACATAGCATCATACATATATTGAGAGTTTTTAATTCTATCCATTAAAGATACTGCTCGTCCTTGATTAGTATTATAAATTTGACCTATAATACCAGGATGACAATAAGAAGGATTATTTAATCTATTATATTGAACAGGTCTAGGACGCATATTAACATATATGTCTTTACCTATTTTAACACCTTCCCACCATTCATTAACCCATAATTCAGTTGATTCTTCACCAAGTGCTTTTACAGGTTGATATTCTTCAGACATTATTTTAAATTGTTCTTCACCAAATTCATCATAAAATTTAACTTTTTTGATTAGTTTAAGTGATCTCCACATTACTTTAAGTACACGTATATTACCATGTTCATCTGTAAAGTTGTTATTAAAAATATGTCCATTAATTTCAGCAAAATCTAATACACCATCAATCATATGATTACCTTCCATACCATCACGAAGTAATGTATGGTTATTATCATCATCTGTATATGAACCACTAGAACTAACTGTAGTATATTCTAAAATAGCATCTACATCTTTAGGTTTAAGTTGGTCATGATATACATCAATACAATATGCTGGACTCCAATAGTCTTCTATAATAATAATAGAAGAATCTTCAATTTTATCTGAATTACCTGAACGTACTGCGTGTACTTTTAAAGGATTTAATTTAGTAAGAACTGGTTCATTATGTATTACATCTACTTGAGCAATTTGTTCTGCAAATAATAAAGCATCTTTAAAACAGTTATTAAATATTAAATCAAATTTTTGTTCTTTCCAATAATGTCTTAAAATCTGATTAGCCATCTTTTCTCTAAGATCTTGCCATTCATATTTTAAATATTTTTGAAGATCTTGCATTTTAGCATCAAGTTCTTCATCTGAATAATTAGCTTGTAAATATTCAGTTAATTTTTGCATTACAAATTCTTTCTTAGCTGTTTCTTTTTTAGTTATAGCTTCTGGATTTGTTACAATAATTGACCAATCAAATCTTCTTTTAGCTTCTTCTCCTACTAATAAATCTATTTTAGGAACAGCTATAGCGTGGTGAGGAATATTGTCAGGAATAAAGGATGCGTCTAAATGATGAGGATTTACAACATTAGCCATATCTCTAACATCAACTATTCCATTATACAGATTTAAATTTGTGATTTTATTTTTAAGAGTATTTCTTACATTCTCACTATTATAAAAAGAAAACTTATCAGCATAATCAACATTATCTTTTCGCCATTCTTTAGTCTTTTGATTATACGAAAGTCTTTGTCTTGGTAAAGTTAAATTATTTATTCTCATATGATATTTTTATTAAACTTACTAATATACAAAATTTTTATTAAAATTCCAAATAAAAAGTAAATTATTATTTAATAATTAATTTTTCCTAATAGCTTATTGTTATCTTTATCTTTTTTAAAGTTTTTTTCAAAAAATGGATCATGTGATAATTTACTACCTTTATTACTATCATTTATTTTTGTTGACTGTATTCTTTTAAATCTATCTTCACGTAGTATAAATAACATACCTGCTGCAGATACACGGTCAAAGTTACCATCAGCATTCCAAGCTATACATTCTTCTATATAAGGAATACTTCTTAAATAATGCATATTTAGTTTAGGATTTTCATCATCAGATTGTACAGACTTTGTTAACATCCATTCTGCTTGTAGTTGTCTACCCCACTTATTAATATTAGCATTAGCGTGTGTACCTTTAGCTTTATTACCATATAAATTAGTAGCTTTAACCATATCCATATCTTTAAGAATTTGAGGTACATCTGCTAAGTAGTGAAGACAATTTTTAGAATCAAAATAAGAAAATAGTCCTTTTAAGTTACTTTCATAATTTGCTTCAGCATTATAAAATTTAAGAAGTCTTAAACATATCTCATAAGCATCAGTAGTTAATCTCGGTCTACCTGAATATTCTGCTACAATAGTATCTGTAAAAGTATCTAATATTAAAACACTAAATAAAGATTTACCTGTATCTGAATCAATAGGGTCAATACCAGCAATATATCTACCTCTAGTTATTTCACCATGACTATTTTTACGTGGCATTGTAAATATTTCTACAGCACCTGTTTTATTAGTATCTGATGAATCGTAACTTCTTAAAGGATTTAAATCACTATTAGGTTTCCATTCAACTAAACCTTGACTATTAACTATTAATTCTCCAGTATAATGTTCAGCTAAAAATGAATCTCTTCGAGGCCCAATACTTTCTAAATATTCTTTTAAATCTGCTACAGGAAATACAGTACCATCAATACGCATTACTGCTTCTTGTGGTGTAATAGGTTCCTCAGCTTTCTTTTGTGTAATAGCTGATGAATCAGATGAACCATATTTTACTTCATGTCTATCTAAAAGAATTTCAATTAAAGATTTAATTACATCAGGTTCACCGTTAGTTTGATCATAACATTCATTTCTATTTAAATAAGCTCCCCAAAAGAATCCACAATTGTTTTCACCATTTGTATTTTTATCAAATACATTAGGAATACCATATATATTATAAGCATCTGGTTGATAAAATAATCTTTCAGAACCTTCAAATGAAGCTCCTACTGTACCACCAGTACCACCAGCTAACATATAACCAAACGATACATCACCATCTTCTACTGCTTTTCTATTTACACCCCAAGCTTTTTCAAGATTAGGAAATAAACCGTCTTCTTCATAATGAATCAAAGGTCCACGAACACCCCTTGCTTTATCAGGATTATCTTTTAAAGATATACCATTAACTGATGATAATAACCCTCTACGTGAACCATATTCATCTTTATAACCAATTTGTATTTCAAGTGTAGGTTGTGTTCTATCTACTAATCTCATACGAGGTAATGGAGTAGTATCTGCTATCCAGTCTAAAGTATCTACTACTTTACCCCAAATACCTTTATCACCAGTTAAGAAAGTTTTATCAGATGCTAAGTGAAAATTTGGATTACCAGAACCTGCATATGTGTACATATTACAAGGACTAATACTTCCCATTTTAAAACTAAATCCAACACCACGAGTTTTAAGTAATTTACCATGTTTACCATTATCTCTACCTTGTTGCATATAATGATAAAACAAATAATCACCTAACCAAGGTTTAGCAAACTTTTTTAAACGTTCACCTTTACTTTTTTTATTAGTATTAACAACAGTAGTTTCCATTTTTTCAGTTAACCATATTGGACTATAATTCCAATAAAAATATAACTGACCTGGTATCCACTCACCATCAGATGGTCTTACAACTCCATCTTTCCATTTAATTAATTCATCTTTCCAAAACTGAGCATATTCAGATTTAGGATTACTATTAGGGATAAGATTAGTATATCTACCATTCTTATCAAAGAAAATTGCACGTTCTCTAAAGTAGTCCATATCCTCAAGTATATGAGGATTGGTTATATCTACTTGAATTCTACCATCATTGTAAAATTCTGTTTCTTTAGGTTTGTCTTTAGCATAACCTCTTACTTCTTCAGGTGCAATAAGTCTTTGTATAAACTTAACTGAAGATACATATTCTAATAAATTTTCCCAAACTTCTTTAGGAACTGATTCTTTTAATTCATCTGTTATAGGTGTTTGATAAGAATTAAGTTTCATAATTATATTTTTTATTCTTAATTAAATTATCTTTAGCAAATAAAGGTTGTAAATTAGTATAATGGTTTAACTTAATAACTTCTTCTTCTGTATTTGCTAAAAATAATGGTTTAATATGATCTATATGTATATTTTCCCAACTCATATTTTCAGTAAATTTGCTTTCAATATATGCTTTAAAAAATATATAATCACACCCTAACATTTCTAGTATTTTTGATTTTTTTACAAAATTTTTATATCTAAACGAATGACACATTAATGATCTTAAATTACATTTCATTTTAAATAAAGGATCTATTTGTTTTCTTTTTTTAAACCATTCGTTTGAATATTTTCTTAATTTTATTATATTATTTTTTTTCCAATCTTTTCTAACTTCTTTATATTTTTCTTTATTTACTAAATATTTTTCTCTACCATATTGATTACAACATTCTTTACAT